GAATGGTACACTTCTGGCCCCCGACAACGTCTACAACCAGGTGGATCTATCATTTTGGTCATGACTCGGTGGGGTAAAAAGGACTTGACAGGGCGTTTAATCGCCGCACAGGGCGGTGATGTGATGGCAGATCAATGGGAAATAGTAGAATTTCCTGCAATTATGCCGTCAGATAAACCGTTATGGCCTGAGTTCTGGGAAAAAGACGCATTGTTGTCTATTAAGGCGTCACTTCCTGTAGGAAAATGGAATGCACAGTGGCAACAGACTCCAACTACGTCCGAATCGGCTATAGTTAAGCGGGAATGGTGGCAACCATGGGAGAAAGAAGACATTCCCTCGTTAAAATACATCCTTCAGTCCTATGATACGGCGTTTTCTAAGAAGGAAACGGCTGACTATTCTGCTATTACTACTTGGGGTATTTTTGAACCCGAAGAGGGTGAAATGGATAACATTGTTTTGCTCGATGCCCAACGTGGGCGTTGGAATTTCCCTGAACTAAAGGAGAAAGCCTATGAAGAATACGAATACTGGGAGCCAGACATGGTGTTGGTCGAAGCGAAAGCGACAGGTACACCACTCATTGACGAGTTGCGGCTACGCGGTATTCCGGCATTGGGCTTTGCACCTGGTAAAGGGCGGGATAAGGTAACCAGAATGCACATGGTTGCGCCATTGTTCGAAGCTGGTGTAGTATGGGCACCAACAGATAAGAAATTTGCTGATGAAGTTATCGAAGAAGTTGTTTCATTTCCTAATGGCGATCATGATGACTTTTGTGATAGTATGACTTTAGCACTGATGCGTTTTCGCCAAGGGGGATTTATTTCTTTACAAGGTGAGAACGATGATTTTGATGAATACCGACGTAAACGGGAGTATTACTAATGGCATTGCCACCGATTGTAGACTCTGGGATAGCACCAGAGGACATGTTACCTAACGAGGCGTCTGTTGACGTATCTGTTCCTCAACCAGAGACTTTTGAGGGCGGTGCAGAAGTTATACCAGACGGTCAGGGCGGAGCACTTGTGCAAGCTTTGGCACAAGTAATGGGTGGTCAGGAACAACTCCAGCCTCCAGCGCACAACGCAAATTTAGCGGAAATGTTAGATGATGCGTATCTTGGAGAGATCTCTTCAGATCTTCGAGCTTCTTATAAAGAAGATATGGAGTCTAGGTCTGAGTGGGAAGAAACATATACAAAAGGTTTAGATCAGCTTGGTGTCAAGTATGAAGAGCGTAGTCAACCATTTGAAGGAGCTAGTGGCGTTACGCACCCGTTGATTGCAGAAAGCGTTACTCAGTTCCAAGCGCAGGCGTACAAAGAACTGTTGCCATCGGGCGGCCCAGTCAAAACCCAGATCATGGGTATGCAGGACCAGGCCCGTGAAGAGCAAGCCTCACGAGTAAAAGATTTTATGAACTATCAGATCATGGAGGTCATGGAAGAGTTTGACCCAGACATGGATCAGTTGTTGTTCTATCTACCGCTGTCTGGATCTACGTTCAAGAAAGTGTATTTTGATGAGGCCAAGCAACGTGCGGTATCTAAGTTTGTTCCTGCACAGGATCTGGTCGTACCGTACTCAGCTTCTGATTTGGCTACAGCGTCTCGTGTTACACATGTGCTTCGTATGGACGCGAATGAAATACGAAAGATGCAAATCGCAGGATTCTATCGTGATGTAAACATCAGTGCACAGGATGACGAAGAAGGCGGAGTACGTCAGAAGGTAGATGAGATAGAAGGTGTATCACGAACATACAGTGATGACATCTATACAATACTGGAAATGCATGTTGATTTAGATCTTGAGAGTTTTGAAGACATGTCTCCAACAGGAGAACAGACAGGAATAGCATTACCGTACATCGTAACTATAGATGAGGGTTCTGGAGAAGTCCTGTCTATCCGTCGTAACTTTGAAGAGGGTGCATCCCTAGCCAAGAAACAACAATACTTTGTGCATTATAAGTTTATGCCCGGTTTAGGTTTCTATGGCTTTGGTTTGATCCACATGATTGGTGGCCTTGGTCGTGCGGCAACGAGTATTCTTCGACAACTGATCGATGCAGGGACTCTTGCCAACCTCCCAGCAGGATTTAAGGCTAGAGGCGTAAGGGTTCGTAACGATGATGAACCATTACAGCCGGGTGAGTGGCGGGACATAGATGCACCAGGTGGGGATATCAGGGGTTCAATAATACCTTTGCCCTACAAAGAACCTTCGGGAACTCTAGCACAACTGCTTGCGGCGCTCGTAGAGGGCGGTAGACGCTTTGTTTCGCTTGCTGACCAGCAGACAGCCGACGCAAACGGTCAGGCTCCTGTAGGGACGACTGTGGCGCTCCTAGAGCGTGGTATGAAAGTTATGTCCGCTATACACAAGCGGTTGCATTATTCTCAGAAGCAAGAGTTTAGAGTACTAGCTAGAATATTTAAAGATAATTTACCGCAACAATACCCGTATGAGGTTGAGGGTGGTAACCGAATGATCATGGCAGAAGACTTCGATGAACGTATTGATGTCATTCCTGTTAGCGATCCAAACATATTCTCAATGGCGCAAAGGGTTACGTTGGCACAAACTCAGTTACAGTTGGCGCAGTCAAACCCCCAGATGCACAACTTACACGCGGCTTATCGTCGGATGTATCAGGCTCTAGAAGTTCAGAACATTGACGAGATTCTCCCACCCCCGCCACAGCCGCAGCCATTAGATCCTGCCATTGAGAATGCCCGTGCTCTTATGGGAGAGATACTCAACACATTTCCCGATCAGGATCATGATGTGCATATTCGTGTGCACTTGGCGTTTACAAAGACACCGTTGGTGATGACATCACCACAGGTTATGGGTACATTCTATGCTCACATAATGGAACATGTTTCACAAAAAGCACGACAGATGGTTACTAACGAAATTGAGGCAGTGATCAGTCAGGCGCAGCTGGCGGCTCAAAGCGGTGCGATAGACCCGCAAGCCGCACAGCGACAAATCATGGAAGTACAACAGAACATGCAAGACCCTGCTCAGATGGAGCAGTTAATCTCACTGCAAATGGAAAAGGTCTTGGCAGAGATTTTACCTCAGTTGATGCCAACAGGAAACGATCCGATGAACGATCCATTGGTTCAGATCCGTATGCAGGAACTGGCTCTCAAGCAACAGGACTTGCAGCGTAAGACAGAGGACGATCAAGGTACAATGCTCCTTGAGTTACAGAAAATGCAACAACGTGCAACAACGGATGCTGCTCGAATGGAGAGTCAAGAAGAGATTGCGGAGAACCGTAACGAGGTGAATCGTGAGCGTATTCAAGTGCAAAGAGAAGCCGCTGCTCGAAGGAGTTAGATAGATGTCTGATAAACTACCAAAAGTAAGTATTGCTGTAGTCGGGGTTGTGATAGCCCAGATCGGCGGTTTTATATGGTGGACTGCACAGCAAGCTAGTACAATACAGAATCTTGAAGAAACGGTGAACGTTTTGACTGTTGAGAATAATGCGACAGACAGGACAAACCTAATTCGCGATGTTGAAGAAAACAAAGAACGCATTGACGAAATTATCGATTACATTGTCGAAGTTGAAGAAGATGGCGGCGAAACGATTGACGAAATTTATGAGGAGTTTGAGGACGTTTACGAAACGCAAGAAGGGTTTATTTTACAATTCAATCAAATCGTTAAACTGCAAGCTAGGGTCAAGACTTTAGAAAACACATTAGAATTTTTGGCAAGACGCCCAACAATGTCTGATGGCAGGTAGCAATGGACCCCATTACAATTCTTGCAGGACTGAAAACAGGACTGGCAGCGGGGAAAAGCGTTGCGAGTTTATCCAAGCAGATTGGGCAGTTTTTTGACGCAACCGATAGTGCCAAGAAAAAACTACAACAGAAAGGTGTTAGCGGTAAAAACGTAAATGCCATTGCGATGGAAAGGTTTGCTAAACTGAGGCAAGCCGCAGAAGCTGAAGAAGAACTAAAGAAGTTTATATCAGAAACGTTAGGGCCATCTCATTGGCAAACCCTTTTGAAAATACGCAGAGAAGTTTTACAGGAAAAACGTGAAGCAGAAGCGCAAGCCCGAAGAGATGCTATCGCGCAACAAGAATTAATAATTACGATAGTGGGAATACTTGTGTTGTTGATATTTACGTTTGTAGGATCTGCTGCTTATCTACATTACATGGGTTGGCTAGACATAAGGGATTACTTTCCATGATATATGTTTTAA